GCATGAAATATACGCCTATCTCCATCTCACCGGAACAGGCGCAGTTTTTGGAAACACGTAAGTTCCAGATCAATGAAATCGCACGTATCTTCCGCATCCCGCCTCACATGATCGGCGATCTTGAGAAATCGAGTTTCTCAAATATCGAGCAACAGTCGCTGGAATTTGTGAAATACACGCTCGACCCGTGGGTATGTCGCTGGGAACAGTCCATGCAGAGAGCCCTGCTCTCTCCGGATGAAAAGAAAAACTACTTCTTCAAATTCAACGTGGACGGTCTGCTCAGAGGCGACTACCAGAGCCGCATGAACGGCTATGCGGTCGGACGCCAAAATGGCTGGATGTCCGCTAACGATATCAGGGAGCTTGAAAACCTCGACCGTATTCCAGAGGAGGAAGGCGGCGACCTGTACCTGATCAATGGCAATATGACCAAGCTCAAGGACGCAGGTATTTTTGCGGCCTCAGCACAGACGCAGGAGGAAGCTGATGAAACGAAGGAAACACAAACCGAACCGGAACCCGAAGACGGGCGCACCCGGTTCAGAAAGAAGGAGGCACTATGACCAGAAAGTTTTGGAACTGGGTGCGAAACGAGGAGCCGGACAGCTTTGGCTCCGACCGAACGCTCTACCTCGACGGGGAAATTTCCGATGAGACATGGTTCGGCGACGAAGTAACACCCAAGCTATTTAGTGATGAACTACATGCAGGCGATGGAAACATCACCCTCTGGATCAACTCTCCGGGCGGTGATGTTTTTGCTGCTGCGCAGATCTACAACATGCTGATGGATTACCCACATGATGTGACGGTCAAGATTGATGCTCTTGCTGCTTCGGCGGCATCGGTTATCGCTATGGCCGGAACAAAGGTCTGCATGAGTCCTGTGGCCATGATGATGGTACACAACCCTGCGACCATCGCCATCGGTGATACCGAGGAAATGCAGAAGGCCATCGACATGTTAAACGAAGTCAAGGAATCCATTATGAATGCCTACGAAATCAAGTCCGGGCTCTCCCGCCACAAGATTTCACAGCTCATGGATGCCGAGACATGGATGAACGCCAAGGAAGCCGTGAAACTCGGCTTTGCTGACGAGATTCTGTTCAGGGATGGAGAAAAATCCGTCCCGGATGATACGGCTGATACGGAGATGCTTTTCTCCCGCAAGGCCGTCACCGATTCGCTGCTTTCCCGACTGATTCCCAAGAAGCCGGAAGCAAATAAACACATGGTACCAGTAACCGATCTTGAGAAGCGCCTTTCGCTTCTCGCACATTAAAGGAGGATTTTTATTATGACTCAGATTATGGAACTCATGGACAAGAGAGCGAAGGCATGGGAGGCCGCTAAGGCGTTTCTTAATAGCCACTCTCAGAACGGCGGCATGGTTTCTGCGGAGGATGCCGCAACGTACGACAAGATGGAAAAGGAAGTCACCGACCTCACCAAGGATATCGAGCGCCTGCAGCGTCAGGAGCAGATCGACAAGATGATGAGCGCACCGACTTCTACTCCGCTCACCGGAAAGCCCGGTGTAAAGGATGAACCGGAAGATAAGCCCGGCAGAGCTTCTGCAGCCTATAAAAAGGCCTTCTGGGACAACATCCGTCATCCCGGCAATCCCGCAATCCGCGATGTACTTGAGGAAGGAACCGATGCAAACGGCGGATACCTTGTTCCGATTGAATTCGAGCACACCCTTGTTCAGGCGCTCAACGAAAACAATATCATGCGTACTATCGGCTGCAAGGTCATTACCACACAGAACGAGCGCAAGATCCCTGTGGCAAATGGTCACACGCAGGCGGCGTGGACTGCCGAGAACGGTGCCTACACCGAGAGCAATCCGACCTTCGCGCAGACCAGCATTGACGCTTTTAAGCTGACTGACCTCATCAAGGTGTCCGACGAGCTGCTTTCCGACAGCTTCTTTGATATCGAAGGCTACATCTCTGAGGAATTCGGTCGCGCCTTCGGTGAAGCTGAAGAAGATGCCTTCATCAACGGTGCTGTGCAGACCGGCCAGACGGCTATCGACAGACCTACTGGCCTGTTCATTCCTTCTGCCGCTGGTGGTGCTCCTTCCGGCGTAACCGCAGCTTCCGCTACGGCAATTACCGCCGATGAGCTGATCAGCCTTGTGTACTCTCTCAAGGCACCGTATCGCAGCAAGGCGAAGTTCCTCATGAATGATGCCACTGTCGCAGCTATCAGAAAGCTCAAGGATCTGAACGGCGTCTATGTATGGCAGCCTGCTCTTACTGCCGGAGAGCCTGATAGACTGCTTGGCTATCCGCTCTACACCTCTCCGAAGGTACCTACAATGGCCGCAGGTGCAAGAGCCATCGCATTCGGCGACTTCTCCTGCTACTGGATCGCTGATAGAGCCGGTCGCACAATCAAGCGCCTCAACGAGCTTTACGCTACCAACGGTCAGGTCGGCTTTACCTGCACGGAACGTGTTGACGGCAAGCTGATCCTTTCCGAAGGCATCAAGATTCTTGACATGAAGGCAACTTCCGGTTCTTAAGGCAAGGAGGTGAACGACCGTGGCTTTGATTTCAACTGAAGATGCGAAGGCCTATCTGCGCGTAGATTCGTCGGATGAGGATGCCACGGTCGGTATCCTCTTGGCCTCCGCAATTCGCTTATGTATTGATATTGCAAGACTTACGGATGATCAGTGGGAAGTGATCGACTCCGATGCTGCTTCTTCTGATGAATATACCGAAGCGGAGCTGTCTGCAATCCGGGAAACCATGAAGGTCGCTATCCTCTATACCTGTGCCTATCTCTTTGAGCACAGGGAGGAAGCCGACCACCATGCTCTTACCATGACACTACGCTCACTTCTTTTTGCAATACGGGAAGGAGCGTTTTCATGAATATAGCAGCTATGAGGGTGCGCGTCACTTTCCAGAAAAATACGGTCATCGTCGACAAATACGGAAACCACAAAACCGGCTGGGCGGATTATTTCTCCTGCTGGGCGACTGTCGGCACGAGCTCCGGTTCCGAATCTTCCGGTGTAGTCATCAATCCGGAGGAATCGCTGGACTTCACCTGCCGCTACTGCTCTGAGCTTGCGGATGTGGAATCGACAAAATACCGGATCATCGCGGAAGGCCGCACCTACAACATCACCTATGTGAATCCGATGGGCTATAAGCATAACAGCCTGAAATTCAACTGCAAGCTGGAGAAGAAGTCATGAACAGAACCGTATCAATCGATGAAATGGACTCCGCCATCATGGATGAACTGGAGAAATATGCGGAGCTTGCCTCTGATGACTTAAAGGCTGCTGTCAAGGAAACGGCTGCGTCCGTCCGGAAAGATATACAGGCCGGTGCTCCTGTGGATACCGGAAAGTACAAGAAAAGCTGGTCGGTAAAAAATGTCCATGAAGACTCCGAGAGCATCGATCTGGTGGTGCATTCGAGGAATCGCTATCAGATTGCACACCTCTTAGAGCATGGGCACGCCAAGCGCGGCAGCGGACGTGTCGCTGCCAAACCACATATCGCAGCAGCCGAACAGCGCGGGAACGAAAAACTGGTAACTACCATTGAGCAGAAACTGAAAGGCGGCTGATATGACATACGAAAATGTAATTGAAATGCTGGAGGAAGCCGGACTCCCACTCGCCTACGACCACTTTGCCGAAGGTGAGTCGCCAGAGCCGCCCTTCCTCATTTTTCTGTTTCCCGGAACGGATAACGTGTTCGCTGATGACACGGTCTACCAGAAGATAGACGAGCTGAATATCGAGCTTTATACGGACAAGAAAGACCCGGAGACAGAAAACACAATCGAGGACATCCTTATCTCCCATGAGCTTCCTTATGAGAAGTCAGAGGTATGGATCGAATCGGAAAAGATGTACGAGGTTCTTTACCAAACACAGATGATAGGAGGTTAAACCACTATGGCTAATAAGAAAAACAAGGTCAAGTTTGGCCTTAAAAACTGCCACTACGCTATCGCAACGCTGGCTGAGGACGGTACCGTTTCATTCGGCACGCCTGTTGCGATGCCCGGTGCTGTATCCCTTTCGCTTGACGCGGAGGGAGAAAACGACCCGTTCTATGCGGATGATTCCGTATATTACATGGTCTCAAACAACAACGGCTATTCCGGCGACTTTGAGCTGGCGCTGATTCCTGAGAGCTTTCTTACGGACGTCATGCACGAAACCGAAGATGCCAATGGCGTCATTGCCGAGAACAAGGATGTGGAGCCTGAGCACTTTGCACTGCTCTTTGAGTTCTCCGGCGACCAGAGAAAGATCCGTCACTGCATGTATTATTGCAGCGCAACCCGTCCCTCTGTATCCGGCAGTACGAAGGAAGATTCCACCGAGGTTCAGACGGAAACGCTCTCCATCACGGCAACTCCTCTTCCTTCCGGTCTCGTAAAGGTCAAGACCGGCACCAATACCAGCGAGGAGACCTACAACAACTGGTACAACGCAGTTTATCAGCCGCAGGCCTCTGCCAGTGTTCCTGAGACGCCTGCGGAAGATACGGTTGAATAAGGAGGTGCAATATGGCTGTTACGAAATCCGTTGAGATTGACGGCAAGGAGGTCACCTTCCGTGCCTCTGCCGCCATCCCTCGTTTATACAGAAACAAGTTCCACCGGGATATCTACAAGGACTTAAATGAGCTGCAGAAAGGCATCGATGAAAACGATCCGGATAATTCCAATCTGGACACCTTCTCTCTTGAGCTTTTCGAGAACATCGCGTGGCTCATGGCAAAACACCAGAATCCGGATGTCCCGGATACTCCGGAGGACTGGCTTGACCAGTTCAATACCTTCTCGATCTACGAGATTCTCCCTCAGATCATCGAGCTCTGGGGACTGAATGTGGAACAGCAGGTCACCTCTAAAAAAAACATCACCAGACTGAGCGGGAAATGACAACCCCGCTCTTTTTACTCCGGTGTGTGCAGATCGGGCTTCATATCTCGGAGCTCGATTTGCTCACTATCGGGACTGTCAACGATATGTATTCAGAAATGGACATGGACGATTATCCGTTCGCCGAGGTCGCTACGCAGGCGCAGATGGATCGATTTTAACTGGAAGGAGGTCACCGCATGGCCGACAGAATAAAAGGCATAACCGTGGAAATCGGCGGCGATACGACCGGCCTTTCCAAGGCACTCTCTGGAGTCAACAAAGAAATCAAGAATACGCAGGCGCAGCTGAAAGACGTAAACAAGCTCTTAAAGCTCGACCCGACGAACACTACGCTGCTTGAGCAAAAACAGAAGCTCTTAAAACAGGCTGTCTCCGAAACGAAGGACAAGCTCACTCAGCTGAAGTCCGTGCAAGACCAGATGGATGCTGGACTCAAAAACGGTACCGTCACCCAGCAGCAATATGATGCATGGCAGCGTGAGATTATAGAGACAGAAAACGAGCTCAAAAACCTCGAACAGCAGTGCCGGGAAACCGACTCTCATATATCTGCCACATTAAAGCAGGCCGGAAGCAAGCTGCAGGAGGTCGGCGGCAAGATATCCAGCGTAGGGACAGGACTTACTACTCACGTCACAGCTCCTATTATGGCTATCGGCGCGGCCTCCCTTGCAGCCTTCAATGAAGTGGACGCAGGGCTTGATATCGTTGCTCAAAAAACCGGTGCGACAGGAAAAGCTCTGGAAGATATGAACCAGATCGTCAAAGACCTCGCCACAGAGATACCGACGGACTTCGAAACCGCCGGTGCCGCTGTCGGCGAGGTCAACACCCGCTTTGGATTAACCGGGCAGGCACTTGATGATCTTTCCGCAAAATTCATAAAGTTCGCCCAGCTCAACAATACCGATGTCTCGACATCCATCGACAATGTGTCATCCGTCATGAACGCCTTCGGTATGGATGCCTCCGAGGCGGACTCCCTTCTTGATGCTTTAAACGCAACCGGACAGGCCACCGGCATCGACATGGATACCCTTGCTGGTGCTCTTTCCTCCAACGCCATCCAGCTAAAGGAAATGGGACTGACCGCCCAGCAGGCTGCGGGTTTCATGGGCATGGTGGAAATGTCCGGTCTTGATGCTTCGTCTGCCATGATGGGTCTTAAGACCGCCATGAAAAATGCGACGAAGGACGGAAAGACACTGGATCAGGCGCTGGCCGGATTCTCCGAGACCATGAAGGGAAACGGTTCTGAAACAGAAAAGCTGCAAGCAGCCTATGACCTTTTCGGAAGCAAGGCTGGCGCGGCCATCTATAACGCTGTCCAAAGCGGGAAGCTGAGTCTTGATGACCTTGCCGGTTCCCTCGGTGATTTTGAGGGAAGTGTCGAGAACACCTTCAACGAGACTCTCGATCCGATTGACCAGTTCAAGATGACAATGAACTCCCTGAAGGAGACAGGTGCAGAAATCGGAAACACCCTCGCTACCGTTCTTGCTCCTGTCTTAAAGGACATCTCCGCAGCACTAAAAGGTTTTGCTGAAATGTGGAGCAAGATTCCGGCTCCAGTGCAACAGACGATTGTAAAGATCGCTCTTGTGGCGGCAGCTATCGGCCCGATTCTCGTCGTGGTCGGAAAAATCATATCCGCCGTCGGTACAATCATGACGATCATACCGCAGGTTTCCGCTGCTATCGGTGTGGTAAAAGGTGCAATGGCAGCACTGAACGCTACCATGCTGGCAAATCCTATCGTCCTGATTATCGCTGCGATTACTGCGCTGGTGGCTGCCTTCATCTATCTGTGGAATACGAACGAGGGCTTCCGGCAGTTCTGGATCGACCTCTGGGAGAACATCAAGCAGGCGGTGATTACCGCTTGGGAAGCGATCAAGAGCTTCTTCTCCACGGTCTGGGAAACCATAAAAGGCATCTTCGAAACTGCAGTAAACGGGATCAGCACCTTCCTTACCAATGCGTGGACAGCAATCACTACCACGGTGCAGACGGTTTTTAATGCCATAAAGACCTTCTTTGAAACAATATGGAATGCCATAAAGACCGTTTTCGAGACCGTATTTAATGTGATTAAAACCATCGTCACCACCTATTTCAATATTTACAAGACGATCATCGAGACCGTCCTGAATGTGATAAAAACAGTGGTCACGACGGTATGGAACGCCATAAAGACTGTAATCACCACGGTCGTCACGGCAATCCAGACCTTTATCACCACGGCTTGGAATGCGATAAAGACAGCTGTCAGCACGGTAATGAATGCCATAAAGACTGTGGTTTCCACTGTCTGGAACGGCATCAAAACAACAATCATGACCGTGGTGAATACCGTGAAAAACGGTATCTCCACAGCATTCAATACCATTAAGAGCACTATCACAAACGTCTTAAATTGCATCAAAAATACAGTATCAAATGTGTTCAATGGGATCTGGAGTTTCATCTCCGGCATCGTGAACAAGCTGAAGAATGTTTTCAACTTCCACTGGGAGCTCCCGAAGATCAAGCTGCCGCACTTTTCTATTTCCGGCAGTTTCTCTTTAAACCCGCCTTCCATCCCGCACTTCTCTGTGGAATGGTACAAGAAAGCCATGGGAAACGGCATGATCCTCGATTCACCGACTATCTTCGGCATGAGCGGAAACACCCTCCTCGGCGGAGGAGAAGCCGGTGCGGAAGCCATCGTCGGAGTAGACTCCCTGCGCAGCATGATTCAGGATGCCGTGGCCGGACAGACCTCTGCTATCGTTACGGCTCTTTCCGGCTTCGGCGGCAGTGGCGATATCACAATCCCGGTATATCTTGGAGGCACGCTGCTTGACGAGACGATTGTCACAGCTCAGCAGCGAATGGCGCTCCGGTCAGGAGGCAGATGATGGCTTTTTCACACTATTTGAATATTGACGGCGTAGAGATGCCGCTTCCAGCCTCCTATGACCTGTCCCTCTCTGATGTGGAGGCGGACAGCTCAGGTGAAACGGAGGCCGGAACCACCCAGCGAGATATCGTCCGCTCCGGCGTGGTAAAAATCTCTGTGTCCTTTCAGGTTTCTCCCGCATGGCTTAAGAAACTGTCACTCATGCGGGCAAAGCCGAAGCTCACAGTCGCTTTCTTTAATACGGACACGATGATTCGTGAAACACGAGAAATGTATATAGACGGCTTCAAGACATCCCTTGCCCACGACACCAGTAAAAAAGGCTTGTGGAAGGTCAGCTTTGATTTGAACGAATACTAACAGAAAGGAGCGGCGCGATGTACAGCGTATCTGATTCATATAAAACAGCGATACAGGACAACACCCGCTCCTTTTCATGGTCGGGAACAATTACTACCACATCCGGGAAGGTCTATCCCTTCGAGAATAAGGATATTGTAAAAGGCTCCGGTTACGTTTCAAGACAGTGCTCCGGCTCTTCCGAGATAGAGCTTGGCTCCGTTTATGCTGCGGAGCTTGGGATGTCGCTGTTTTCCGACATTGACCGATATTCCTTGGAAAATGCCAAGGTGAAG